TATGTTCACGCACTACAGACACTGTTTGACGCAACCAGTTTCCAAAAAAAGTTGCGCCGTCTTGACTTTTTTTATAATTAGGAGTATCAGCAAACACATTATTAAATTGTGTTCCGAGACCCCTGTAATCAAAGCCGAGTATGTATATTCTATCATATCCGTGCTGTGATGCAAGCCAAAGTGCTGTTGGTCCACTACTCCATCCTTTACTTGGATTAAATAAATTTAAATCTGGAATTCTTTGATATGCTTTGTTTGGATTTGTCCAAACAGTTTGTTTGCGCTGGTAACCTGCTTTTGATATTTCTAAAATCATCTTTACATCAACTGCAATAAGATAATCCGGTGCAAATGATCTATATAAAGCATTACATCCGTAAGTATTTCCAATAGGAGTAAGATCTTCGACATTAATAGGACTTCTACTAGTGCCGTTACCAAGTACAAAAGCAGTTCCGTGCCTTTGGCGTATTTGTGCTTTTTCTATATATTGTGGAGGTTCTTGTACTAAACGTTTGGCTGCTTTTTGAGATCGTCGTATTTGTTTTTGTGCTTTACGCTCAATCTTTATTAGTTGCCATTGTTCTTTTGTGTAGTTTCTTTTATCTAGTTTTGCCAATTATCATACCCCGACCGCCTCAGCGTTCGCTGCCATACCATACATTTGTCTAACGAAGTCTACTTCTTTAGCCTTCTCTTGTGTATGTAGCTCGCTTGCTTTGCGGGCACGATTTATCTGACTTAGAGTCAGTCGTGTTTTACGGGTATCGTCAAGATCAATAATAGATTGATCATACTGAGGTTCATACCTGTTATCTTCAACAGGTTCAGCAGTTTCTTTATCGTAATGAAATAGTTCTCTCAGTATCATAATGTTATTTATACTTTATATTGTGTCTTCGCCACCGGCGGGTTGGCCGCCGCCTAATTCTTCACCAGTTGCAGTTTCTGGTGGTGCGCCTTCGCCACCATCTTCGCCACCTTCAATCTCTGCTGATGTTTCTGCACCATCAATGTCTGCACTAATACCAGCACTACTAATACCCACTCCGCGCATTTCGCCGCTTGCATCTTCATCTGTAGGTGCTAACGTTTCTTCGTTTTCTTCTCTCCACAAGCGTTCGTTCTTTGCAATGTCTTCTGTGCTTAGGCCTAAGAATCTTTCAAGAGCAAATCTATTACTAATATAAGGTATAGCTTGTATTTGCGACCATGTACCAATTCTTTGGTTATCTAACTCTGTTTGTCTATAAGCAGCAAAGTTCTGTGGAGGTTGGAATTTAAGATCAAACATTCCAGTGTCAATGTTAACACCCTTTTCTAATAGATATCTTTTAAATTCTTGATCAAATTCATCTGCTATTAAATTTTGTAAACGTTCACAGTAAGTATTAAATCTTAACTCTTGAATAAATGCTGTGCCTACTCTGCCGTCGTTATAACTCGCTGCTGAATCATCAGCGCCGGTAGGTAGATAGCTGCTAGGGATTCGTAAACCGCGTACGAGCTTATTAGTAAAATATCTAAGGTCATCAATTTCTCCAAGGTTAGTTCCGCCTGGCAGTGTTTCAACTTTAGAACCTCTACCTTCAGCAGTTTGTGGGAAGAAGTAATCTTCATTTGTTGATAACGGATTATATGCACTGTCGATTACGTTAGTGCCCCCGCCTGTTTTACTTGGAATTCGTCTTTGGTGTATTTCTGTTTTAACACGTTCAACAAATTGCATTGCTAAGTGACTTGGCATGTTACCTACGTCAACATAAAATACTCTACGTTCTGGAGCACGTTGCACACGATAGATAATAATAGCATCTTCAAGTAATTCTTTTTGCTTGTATACTTTAAAAATACTTTCAAGTAAGCTATTACCAAAAGGATAGTTATTGTCTAATCCTTCACTTAAACTTAAATGAAACATGTGTTCGCCTGCTACAGCAACTTCACCATCTTCAACTGTAAATCTATTTCCGTGTTGACTTGCAACATTGCCAACCATTCCTCTGGCACCGCCTGTTTGGTATCCAGCACCACCGCCTGTAATGTTTCCATTAGTAACGTGTGGCTTAGTTGCAACTAAATCTCTAAAGTTAAACTGTATATCTTTTACAATATACTGCTCTGGTGTTTTTCCTTCGCTTTCGTTTACAATAATTCTGTGAACTTTTGCAGGATCAACATGATAAAGTTTTTTAGTTTCTGGATCTCTTAAGAAAAACCCATCGCCGTATTTAAAAACATTACGTACAAGACGAAACATTCTCTTTTCAAAGTTATTAAGTTTATACCATTGTTTTAAATATTGTCCAAGTATTTGCACTTCGGCATTTGTTGCTGATTTGTGATAGTTAAATGTAAAGTGTGTACCGTTTTGTGCATGTTTTTGCGTACAGAATTCTGCAAGAATATCAAGAGCGGCATTAACTTCACTGTCGCTATCCATTGTATTGTACTGACCGTATCGATCAATTCTATTAGGAGTTCCTGTATACACATCAGGCAAATAACTTGAATAATTACTGCGAGCAGGGCCTGGCTGGTTTACAGCATTTTGTCCGTTTATAGGAGAATAATTTCCTGTTGTATCATTACCTGTGTTAACAGGAGTAAAGTATTTTTTCCAGCTCATTTATATTCCTACGTTGGTTAGTACGTTGCCATCCATACCTTTAACAGCTTTTAATTGTTTTTGCAGTTCTTGTAACTGTCTACTATTTATTTGAACTAGCTGTTTCATTGTCATATTCAGACTTTCGATCCCATCTTCTGACGTAGTTCCTGTTGAACTAGTATTTTGTTGGGGATTTAATGCCGCCATCATTTTGTCTTTCTCGGACAGGGGAATACCACCTGTTTGCATCATATTTTTCATTTGGTCAGTCATTGCACCAGGATCAAACTTAGTTGCAACGTTTTGCATCATGCTACTAACACTGTCTAGTCCGCTTGGAAATGCACCTAATAATTCACCTTGTGGACTATCCTTAGGAATTACAGCTTCTAATCCATGTAACATAGCAGGCATTCCTGCTCCAAAGTCTTTGAATAAGCTACCAGTTTTGCCTAGTGTGCCTGAGTCAAAACCAAACATCCTTGAAAAGAAACCTTTCGCTTCTTCCGCTGTACTTTCAACTGACTCCGTTCCTTCAGAGTCTCTGCCGCTGCTTCCTAATGCTTTTACTACATTTACTTTCATATTGCCTTCGTTATCGAACAGATCAGCTGGGAGCAGTGATTGTTGCTCAATGCCAGTCTTTGTTGGATCAATTGACGCTTTGTATTTGTCGATTGATTCTTGGGTAACTAATACCCCGTCTACTACTTCACCTAAATTAGCTTCGAGATTTGCAAGTATCTCTGATTGATCCATACCTGGTAATACAGCCGTTATGCCATCGTAAAGTGTTTGAAACTTTTCAGGTATTTGTTGAAATAGTTTAGAACCAGAATTTAAAGCACTAACTAATGCAGTATTACTTTGTACTTGTTTACCAATGTCTTCGTTAATAGTTCCTGAAGCTTCTGCTAATGCTACCTGACCTTCATTTACAAAATTTAGTGCAACTTGACCTGGACCTCTTTTTTTGTCTAAGTTAGCTTGTTGGTCTACACCATCACGTAATTTTCTTACATTTTCTAAATATGCATCAGCTGCTTGTCCAGCAGTAGTCATAGCGGTTACATTACCACTTATAATTTCATCTAGTGCATCAATTTGAGGTTTTAACTCTCCTAGCACACCGGCCTGTGTTTCACCAACGCCACTTACTTGGGCAAGTGTTGAAATACGAGCGCCCTCGGCTGTAGCGGCAAACCCTGTAACAGCCGCAGCATATTCATCAGCTAATCGTGTAACTTCTTCTTTACTTGCTCCTCTATCTAATGCATTATTAAGTTGTGCGGCTATGTCATTTGCTCTACTGTTAATAGCAGCAAAGCCTTGTGTAGCTTCTGATAATGGTGCTTGTAATTGGATTTGATCTTTAATAAGATCTTGTGCAACTTTGGGCAATCCCGAAGTAGCCGCTAATATTGCATCGTAATTCTCTGCGGCATTTGCCGCGCCATTCATTTCTTTTAATCGTATAGCACCTATAGTAGCGCCATCACGCTGTCTTGCTACCATTTCGTCTTGCAGGCCTTTAGCATCTTTACCAGTTAGTTTTGCAACTACAGATAGATTTTTAGCTAACTCTGCAGCTACTTTAATTTGTTGTGCATCGTCTAGACCTT